AGCTAGATAAGATCCGCTAGACTTTCATTGTGTCATAGGGGCACAATGAATACACAATGAATGATAGGGGCAACACAATGCAATACCAGTATGTAGTTATGTATGACACCCGCACCGAACAATGGCAGGTGGATGTAGACACGGCGCAGGATCTAAACGATAGGCTTATGTATGACGAGCTTACTAGTGAGTGGATCTATCCTGATGATTCAGAGTACGCCGTTAATCGTGAAGTTTATTTAGCGGTCGAAGATCAGCTAGCAACTATCCTTGCACCGCATAACTTAGAGAATGAATAGGAGATAAGACAATGACATACCTTGTAGCAACTACCGAAGTTATCTTTAGTGAGGAGTACCTTATTAAAGAGATGCTAGCAACGGGTGAGTACGGATTACACGGCCACCCAATTAGTCACGAAGCTATGGTTGAGTTCGTTAAGGATCGCGAGTGGAAGATTGAGCACCAGCTATTCCTTGATAGCTACATAGATGTACCCGTGCAGATCAGTATCAAAGACGAGGACGGCACGGATCTATTCTTTGCCAAGAATAAATTGGACGTGGCGTAATGACTAAGACACCGCTAATGGGTAAGCAAGTAACCATAGTCTGCGACGAAGCTACGTTACAACAGTTATACAAGATCAACGATTACCAATGGGATAACTTTGATGAGTCGGAGTTTATGTTTATTGGTGAAGCTCGGGACATTGAATTAGATGATGACCAAATGGAGTTCTATAACAATGAGATAAGGGGATAGGACAATGAAATACAACGCGACAATTTCGTTAGACGTTATGGAGATCGAAGCGGATAGCGAGGAGCAGGCAACGGTAATGATTAACCAGCTAGTAGATGAGCTGGCTACCGTTGAGACATCCCTACCCTGGGACGGCGTATGGTGGACAACTACACCAAGCGAGGTTACGGTATGAACGAACTAGAATTAAAGTGCCAAGAGCTATACGAGCAGGGCGGACAGTACGAGGTATACGCATACATAATGACAAACCATAAGGGAATAGATTGGAATGAGTGCATACCGTGCGAAGCCTGGTCACCTATCTCTAATGGTGCTTGCCTTGTATGCGCAACCGAGGTGTATGCCAATGCTTAACCTGCTATCACTTGAACGTATGACCGAGCTAGTTAAACTATCATTAGAGACCGAGCCTTACTGGGAAGTGAGAGATGAGCAGGAAACCAACCAGGAAACTAAGACCGCGTGAGCAACAGGCAATAGATGCACAGAAATTATTTGCACACCTGACACACGAAGGATCACTATGGGACAAGGCATTATGCGCGGGTGCTACCTATCCCGATTGGTGGTATCCAGCTACTACTAACCACATAACCCTGGATGAAATAGCTACGGCAGGTATGGCACTAGAGATCTGTATCGCCTGCCCTATCCGTGAACAATGCTTACAGGTAGGTATGCAAGATGATGACATACGATACGGTATCTGGGGCGGGCTACTATCAGGTGAACGCCTAGCATTACGAGCTAAGACAACGGGCAAGAGACTAACTAACGCAGAACAAATGGCAGTAAGCGGAGCACGCATAGTGCGTGCACGTTTAAGTAAAATGAATGGAGCTAAGTTATGATTAAGGAACTAAGATTAAAGCGTGCCGTGCGTAAGGATACGCAGTACCTTAAAGGGTTACAGCACCTAACAATGAGTGAGCCTACCCCTGATAGTGATGAAGCTATGATCCGTTACCTATTGGATAGCATTGAGTGGTTGGATAGCTTTGATGAGTAACTACGGCCACACTTGGGTAGATAGTGACGACGGTTATGATGTATGTACTGTATGTAGCGCACGGATCTATCACGGCGTAGCTTACGATCGCGAGGATGACTTTGATACCCGTGTATTCCCTGAATGGGATGATGAATGATGTACAAATACGATTACTTTGGGCAGGAATGGACACACACCTGCCGTGCCTGCAATACAGAGCTATACGCACCCACTAGGAAACACTTGGAAGGTAACCATTGGATACACACACACTCAAGTCAATGTCTGGGCGGGTGGTAACAGTAATGAGAGCGATTATAATTTACGTTGTACTTATGATTACCCTAGCTATAGTGATTAAGTACACCGACTGATGTTACAGATCCGACCTACCGAAGTTAAGGCAGTATCAGATCTGCTATCGCAAGAACACAATAGCGTGGATGAGCTAGCAAGATCCGTCATTGAACTCATTGACAGTATGCGTTCCAAGCGGGACACCTACGTGCTAGTGCAGATCGAACCCTCGCTTAGTGTGGCTAAAGCTATCGGCCCATACGCCACGTCCAACCAAGCGATCAAAGACATACCGACCAAGCTTACTAGATACGACGACAGGAGCCGTGCTTATTTGGCAAAGCTACAAGATCCGTGTATGATAGACCTTAGTTAGAGTCCCTATCCTCTCACTAATTGCAAGCCCTCAGCGTACTCCTATCCGCTGGGGGTTTTTGCATTGACACCCCTTTACACAGTCTCGAATGTCTAGCCCACCCTGGAAACAACAAAGCCCCGAATCAAATAAGATCCGAGGCCTTGCGTATCCGATAGCCAGCTTCCCCTCTGGTATCGGAAATCTATTTAGTTGTTATCAGATACTATAGCATTAGCTTGGGAGTTTGACATAACCCGCCGTGCGGTATACGCCCAGGGACTTTCGCCACCCAGTACCTTGACCATACGCTTGAGTGATCCGTTGATCCGTCTATGTATAGTGGTATCAGACAGGTCAAACACGGTAGCTATCTGCCCTAGTGTCATGTTCTCCTGGTATCTCATCTCAAGTATAAGTCTATCATCAGGATCAAGCTTATCCATAGCAGCACGCACGTCAATGATAGAGATCAGGAAGTTACCACCAGTAGCAGGGTCACCGCCACCACCAGAGACCCGTATCTGCTGGGTTACCTGCTGCTCATTAGCTTCATTCATATGAGCGATCAGCTCTTCAATGATACCAATGTTGTAGAACGCTTCATCCCTGGTCTCATACCCAACGGCCTTGGCCTTACGGCTACGGCAATACTTATCCGCTTCACGTTGCATGGCCTTAGCGCACTGGCGTATGCCACCCTTGCGGTCTGCTGGTTCCTGCTCAGGATCTAACCATTCCTTAATCTTATTGGGGCGCTTGAGTGCCCAGATGATAAGCTCTTGCTTTACATCGGATGCCTCAAAGTAAACCGCATACCTATTGTGTATTTGTCTGGCTACTGTTGCCGCTATCTCATCAGCTTCCACTAACCATTGCTCGGTCACTTACCCCATACCTTCCCTTCAGCAAAGAATGAACCATCACGTGCGATAGGTACAAGTTGTGGTACTACAGTCTTACCATCTACCCATAAGATACCGAACCCTTGCTGCCAGTTACTGATGCCAGCCTTTAGATAGCTGGCTTGCTTGGCATCCATTAGGTTACCCACTTCCATGCCCCATAGGGTACGGGTAGGCACACCAGAGAACGATTCAGTATGGTGTACCAATCCCATGCGGTGTGTATGTCCACATACCACGCTCTTACCAGTCTTCTTGGCCAGGTTAAGGGCGGTAGTACCACCATTCTGAGAGATGTTACCCTCATCACCGTGCATCAACAGCCAGCCTGGTGCTAGTTCGTATGGTCTCTTGTGGTACTTGATACCTAGCTCAGGAAAGCGCAGGAAGTTACCGATCTCCAGCTCAGGCAGGGAGATAAGGCCAGGCGCACGCATCATAACGGTATTGAACAACCGATCAGTGTGATTACTACGTATCACATGGTCTACACGTAGGGATTCAAGCACACCAACGGTAGCATCACGGTCACGACCAATGGTGCGCTCGTATTCTAATGGTGTGCCTTGTGCCCAGCGGCTAATGGTCTGGAAATCCATCTCATCACCAACAGATACCACAGTGTCAGGCTTGAACGCACGGATAAACGTAGCCACGTTAGCAACCGCACGCTTGTCATGGTATGGAACTTGCAGGTCTGAGATGCAGACAATAGCTTTCATTTTAGTCCTCTAGTTTGGGCCACGTGCCATCAAGCACCATGAGTGCAATGATGCCGTAGTTGGCTAGGTCAAGGAATGAATCACGCAGTGACTCATGCTTAGGGTCTTGGTTCTCATCAATCAAGTTGTTAATGCGGGAGATCTTATCGAAGATACGTACACGTAGGCCATTAAGCGGGCCACCTGGTGCACGTGCAATGTTAAGTGGGCCATAGTCTTCCTGCTTGGACAGTAGTACGTTACCGCAGTGGTCAACAACATCCCACATGTCAGCTGCAAACTGCTGCATACTTAGTCCCTTATTGGCGGCACCGTAATTAAGATAGTCCCATTCGTCGTATCCACTTGGGTAATCTCCAAACCCATCGAGGTAAGGCACGTGATTAGGTTTTCCCAGTCTGTCTTTGTCACTCATCTTCTTCCTCTATTTCCCCACAATATTCAAACCATGGATGATCATCACACTTCTCGTAATAGTAACTTACAACCTTGTTATTTGCAATGGGTCGCTCAACAATAAGGTAGTCTTGCTTGGCCAGGAACTTAGGTATCTCAGCACCGTCAGCTGGACCACCGTAATACGTGTAAATCATAGAACGAGAGTGTCTACTGGCCCCTGGCACGTAGGGGAGTACCGAATAGAGGCCTTCACAGCCTCCCTGACACGGTTACGGGGGCTATCCCAGTCACGGGTACTGAACAGTGAGCCCATGGCATAGGCATAGCCTGATCCATTGGCTACCATGTCGTACTCAGCCACTGACCAGTCCTCGGTACTGATCTCAAAGAGCCTGCCGCCTACACCAACAAGGAAATCAGCGCCGTTATCCTCGGAGTTAATGTCTACCTTGAATAAGTCAGCTGCCTTTTGTATGGCATCACAGAAATCTATGCGTAGCCATGCTTCAAGGTTCTCATACACTGGCTTGGGATAGGTGATGAGGTGAGCAAGCTGACCTGTACCTTGGGATGCAGAGTAACCCATAAGTATGGGTCCAACCTTGTGTATTTTAGGTGTAACCATGCTACCTATGAAGTCTTTGTCTGACATACCACGGTCACCAGCCATGTAAACCTTACCGTCATGGGCTATGCCCACTATGATCGTCATGCCAGTGCCCTTTCACGTAGCCATTCCTCGCCACCATCTAAGAACACCTGGTTCACGTCATTGTTCTCAGGTAATGAGATCACTACTGCCTTGTCAAGATCTTCCTTGATGCGCTTGGCCAGCTCCATGCCAGGGTTACGGCCATCTTCCTTAAGGTCATTGTCTGCAAAGATAACGATGCGATCAAACCCTTCAAACATCTTAGGAAAGTGTGGCTTCCACTGGCTTACGCCAGCAATACCCACAGCAGGCACACCCACAAGAGCAGACATAACCAAGGTATCAAGTTCACCCTCGCAGATAGCAATAACATCTGAGCTTTCATGCAGGTCAATGACGTTGTACATGCCAACCTTTTGACCAGTCGGCCACAAATATTTAGGAGAACCTCCATCAACCTTACGAAACTTAATGCCAACAATACCAGTGGGAGTGCGATAAGGAATACTAAGACAGCCAACAGCGTGCTCATGGCCAGGCGCAGGATCATTTACTGTACCTAGGCGGAACATACCTGCGGCTTCCTTGGTTATTCCTCGCCCTTGCAGGTAAGAGGCCGTTGCTTGATCCAGTGTGCTTACGTACTTCTCTGCGGTTTCCGTTAGCAATAGCTTCTGCTCTTGTGACAGCATCTCTAAAACCTATCTCTTCCTTCTTGGATACCACATCATAAACATCTCCATCAAACTGGCAGACAAAGCAATGGTATCTCTGCTTGTCTATGTTAACTGTTGCACTTGAGTGCGTGTCCTCATGCAGTACACACCGCATTGAGATGTAGCCATACTTGTTAGGTATCTGTGCACCGTAGTGCTCAAGTACCGTGGCAAGGTCAGGCTTGTCGGTCATAGTAGCTTGAGTACCAGGTCGCATGGGTCTCCGCCCTCGTCCCACTCAGCGCGTTCTTCATCACTTGCGTACTCGTAAGTACCATCGTGAGTAGCGCAGATACTATCTGTTACCCACTTCTTTTGAATACCGTACTGTACCCAGTCAGCTCGTTCATTCCATTGCTCAGTGTCCATCGTTACCTATCCATTGCTCAAGGGTTTGTACTACCCATGCTTGATCTATGCTTGCATTGCGTCGCTTGACAATGACATACGCTGGTGGTGTGGGTGTGATACCCCGTGCCTTAGCGTAGTTCTCTGCTTCAACCACCGCTTCACGCCAGAACCCAGGCAAGTCCAGCTTCGCTGTTGCCTTGAGTTCCAACACATAGGGTTGGCCTGATACAAAGCAAACAATGTCACCCTCGTCAGCCTTACCTGCCAGGCGTAGCCGTTCAGCAGTCACACCTTTACCGCGTAACCACTTAAGTACACCTGTCTCGAACTGTGATCCACGTGCCTTAGCTGCTGCTTGCTTACTCCTGGTCATCATCATCCTTAAATATTTTGCTCCAACACTGGGGATGGATGCCACTCATAATTTGTTCACGCATTGGCGGTAGTAAATCAGGGAAAGCATCTTGAACATTGGCCCCGTTAAGGTACCTATTCATGTCATCTTCCCAGATAGTTAGACTGCCTTGATTACCACAGTTAGGGCAGATCTTTGTGATGTACTTCTTGTAACTCACGATAACCCTCTCCAGTATTCTGCGCCAGCCCCACCTTGACGGTCGTTGTATAACGTCATGCGTGATGCGTCAGCGTACAGCACCGTAAAGTTAGCACCGCTTGCACTGTTCTTAGCAAAGCGATTCTTCACACATGCTATGCGGTATTCATTAGTGTCATGGTCCATTGCTACAGTAAGGATCATCTCAGGTAACTGACTGATCTTACCTTGAATAGACTTGCGTGATGGTGGTAGCTCTGGTCTACCTTCACCCTCGGATGTATGGTGCAACAAGAACACTGCTGCTTCTGTTTGTCTGGCCACGTGGTGCATAGCCTTGGCTATGTCACGCATACCAGTCCACTCGTTGTCGTGTAGTGCGGCTACGTTCATCAAGTTGTCAATGATAATCAGGTGTGGGTATTCCCCGAACGCCTCGCCGTACGCCTGGATAGACAGGTCAATGTCGTCCAAGGTAGGTGATGGATCAAAGCTGAACTGTAAGTTCTTTAATGTTTCCAGTTCATCTTGATAGAACTCATACCCGTTACCACTGTTAAATGATTCTTCAACACTGGATACCTGGTTACCTGTAATAACTGCGGCAGCTCTGATCGCTGTGGTGTAGGCATCTGTATCAGCACTGACGTACAGTGTTGGTACATCTGACTTAACCGCATAGAACAAAGCAAGCAATGACTTACCACTATTAGGTTGGCCAGCAATCATAGTTACCTGTCCCCTACGGAACCTGACACCATCATTAGCCAATGCAGGAAACAGATCAGGAAGTAGTTGCGCTCCACTCTTTTGCTTGTTCGCTGCTTGAGCGAGAGTCAACATCGTCTAATCCTCTCCTGCGTTGGTGTAATACTATCTGCTGTACCCGTGATGGAGTAACGTCAAGTAGATCACTGAGGTCTTCATAAGTAAAACCCCAGCGATCTTTCAACTTGAGCACTATTTCAAACGACGCAGGGTGTACCTTAGTTCCCTTGCGTACCGTCATGGGCTATCGGACCCACTGTGGATCGCACTTATCTGCGGCACCCTTTTGTGCAGAGCACATCCAAGCTTTCCAGTCCTTGCCATTCTTGCTACCAGTCTTCCACTCCATTGCACCGTGACGACACATAGGTGTAGATGGTGCAGCTGATGAAGTGTCAGGTGCTGGTTGCTGTACTGGTGCTGGCTGTTGCACTGGTGCTGGTTGCTGTGATGCAGGTGCTAGTGGGATGTGCTGGGCAACCGTGTGGCCTGAAGCCAGGGCTTGCTCAACGGAAGTGATTACACCAACAAGATCACCCATGTCATTGAGTGCGCTGATGAACTCTTCTGTACTGCTGGCGTACACGTTGTACAATGCACCCGATGCAGTCTTGAAGTTGGCTTGAAACTTGGTGCTCTCTGGTGCGCTCATTACTTAGCTACTTTCTTTGTAGTTGTTTTCTTTGCTGGTTCTTTTTTAACTGTTACCTTGGCCAGGCGTGAACGAAGTGATGCGTTCTCTAGTCTTGTGATGTAAAGCTCATCTTGCAGGATCTGGATTTTCTTTCGGCTGTTAAACATTTGTTTCCTTCTGTTGTGCTATTAGTGCTAATGGATCTACGGCATCCTTGAAGTCCCCGCCGTAGGCGTAGCAAAAGTCTTTCACTGAGCAGTAGCTACACATCATGCTCAAGTTTGGTAAGAAGATCTGATTCTGTACTGCAAACTCGAACTGCCTAAACAATTCAGTAAACAGTGGGTATGTCCAGTTGTTAAAGCCTTCGGCTGGTAACAGCATGACATTGCGTGCATCGTAATAATAGCCCTGACTTGGGCGTATGCCAAACTGCTTCTCGATACTGCAGGCGTACAGCGCTAGCTGCATTGCATTGGTTGGCATGTTGGCACCAGTCTTAAAGTCAATGACCACCAGCTCACCATCAGGAGTAATGGCAACTAGGTCAACGAAAGCCTTGATGCGTACGTCACCATAGTCAATGTTCAACTGTAGTTCGATAGCCTTGACACCTTCAGGAGTTACCCAAACCTGCCAGCCTGACTGCTCCCAGAACTCAATGAAGTTAGCAACCATCTCTGGACCCTTCTCAGCCCACCAGTCACCGTTCTCTTTGTTAGGCCAAGCCTTGCTTGTTCTGCCCGATGCTTTCCAATCAACTGGGTTAGTGCCGTACTTCTCTTGCTCGGCACCAATGCTTTCATTGAAAGCTTTTTCCCATAGCAGTTTAATGTTCAGCATCAGGTAGTTCCCCCTTGAGGTAACGCTCTACTGCTAGGTGGAAGGCTGACCCTCCGACAAAGTACCATGCTGTATCAGTGGGTACCTTCAGCTCCCGTTCAAGTTGCCATGACTTACCGCACTTGACCCAGGATGTAAATGACGAAAAGGATCTATGTCCTATCGTGGTCTCTTTTAATATTCCCATACGCACACTGTACACACAACGAGTGCACTATGCAAATGGGCTGAGTAACGCCGTGATTTGACAAGTTCCTTGAAGGTGTGAGTATAATACGAGCGCCAGCGAGTAAACAGGTAAGGGCGGTTACACCGCCCAACAGGACCATGGTGCGTAAACCCCTTAGTTATGCCCCCAGGAACGACGAAAAAGGGCCACCTGATACCGAAGTACCAAGTGACCCTTAAAGTCGCTCTACGTGGCTCTGAGAGCCAGCAATGGGCATTACAGCCCACCGTTTATGAAGTTTTTTTGGCCTTAATTTGACGACCATCTAGCACTATAGGCTCAGTACCGTTATGCCATACCCAGAAACCAATAGGCATCTTAGGATTGCAGTCAATGGTATGTGTCCAGTGAGAGT